CAGGGTACTGGTCTGACCCAGACCTCGTTCACCACCACCTCCATCGAGCCGACTGCGGCTGAGGAGTGGTCGGCCATCACGCTCGCCAGCGGCAATCCCGGCGATAACGCTGGCGCTTGCGATGTCACCTACAACGACGTTCCGGTCGGCTACAATGCCGTTACTTGGAGTCCTGAGCGTTTCGCCCTCAAAGGTCCGCTCTTGTGTAAGGATGATCTGACCTTCGACCATCGCGTCGAGGCGTTCTTGCGTGTGTACTTGGAGAAGCTGTCCATTCGCGCGCAGCGTTCTTGGGAAACCCGTTACCAGAACATGTTCGCCAAGTATGCCATCAAGGCTGTGGCCGACTCGTCCTTCACTCAGGTTGAGACGATTCCGTCTGGCGTGAATGAGTTGCCTTGGATTCAGACCGGCTCCGTTGGTCAGGCGTTGAATCAGTCCACCTCCGAGCTGACTCAGGAGATGCTGGATGTGGCTGCTGCCACGCTGATCCGTAACGGCGCTACCAATCCTGATAGCTCTGGCTTCATCAGCTACAGCAGCGACGGCCCGGTGTTCCCGCTCTATATCGGCTTGGAGGCTTCGCAGCGCATCGCTCAGAACAACCCCGCGTTCCGCGAGGATCTGCGTCAGGCTGATATGGGCAGCGGCAGCGGCGCTGAGTTGCTCAAGCGCATTGGCGCGAACCGGGTCATCAAGAACTTCCGGCATGTGCCGAATCTGTTCCCGCCCCGCTTCACCTACGCTGGCGGCAAGTACACGCTGGTTCAGCCGTTCACCAGCGCCAATGGCACTAAGGGTACGGTGTTCAGCGTCAACTCGAGCTGGACGACCGCCCCGTACGAGGCTGCGTTCGTTGTCACCCCGTATGTGTTCAAGTCGCACATCGTGCGTCCTGTGAACCGTGTTGGTGATTTGAGCTGGATGCCGACCAACTACATGGGCGAGTGGCAGTGGGTGACTGGTGCCTACAAGCTCGATGTGGATTGCGCCGATCCTCTGGAGAAGAAGGGTCAGCACTACGCTGAGTTCATTCATGCCCCGGAGCCTGTTTTCACCAACCAAGGAATGACCATCATCTTCCGTCGTTGCACAGGCGCTTTGACCCAAGTAATTTGTAGCTGAGCTACCTAATTAACACAACCCCAGTGGAGCAATCTACTGGGGTTTTTCTTTTTATCTTCCGCAGTTGACAACTGATGTTGGGTGAATAAAATTGTCGTCGCATGAATGAATTGAAACGTGGAGACAAGCGTGAATCGGATGGGTGGCTATTTTGGCAATATCTCATTGGAAAAAGGGAGTACTGGGTTTCTCCAGAAAAATATGCCGAATTGCGGCAGAAAGACTGCGATAGGTTTGCCAAGAAATACGAACAAAACAGAGACGAAATCAAGCGCAAGGCTAGAGAGTACTACTCCAAAAATAAGGACTCTGTGAACGAGCGAAACATGGAGTACTACAGAAAGAATCTTTCAAGCGTTCGAGAATCGATGAAGAGCTACAGAAGCCGCATCAAGGAACTTGCCGCTAAGTGGCTTGAAGAAAATGACGCAAATGGATTCATTCGAAGTCTTAAAAGGGGTTTTCAGCGAGAAGACGGTATGTTTTTCTGGGGATTTCAAGATCCTCACCCAGACGGATCGTGCAGAATGGTTTGGATAACGGAGCGGGAATTTGAAGAAAAACGTGCCGCTGAAATTGAAAGGCTTAGGACTAGGTACGAGTCAAAAAAGTCGGACACACTGTCTCGGCAACGTGAGTATAGAATCAAAAATGCAGATGCGATACGCGAGCGCCGAAAACTCTACCGCGCCAAAAACGCCGAGAAAATCAAGCTGGCCAAGCAGAAGTACGGCATAGAAAACCGAGACAAAATCTCCAAGGCGCTTGCTAAGCGTAGAGCTGGAAACCCGATTGTTAGGTTGGCCAACTCAATGCGTCGCTCCATCAGGCGATATCTTGACGCTGGCCAGAAAGGCGAGATGAGCAGCTTTGAAATTATCGGCTGTTCAAAAGACGATCTTCGCAAGCACCTGGAATCGAAGTTCAAGGGTGGCATGACATGGCAGAACTATGGTAGCTACTGGCACATCGACCACATCGTTCCACTGATTTCCGCGAAATCGCCAGAGGAAGTGAAGAAGCTATGCCACTGGACGAATCTTCAGCCGCTGACCGCGTTCGAAAACATTTCAAAAGGTTCAAAAATGCCCCTTGCCATCGACGCATCCTCGTCTCAATCTATCGACCGGATTATCTCATAGGTTGTTTGTCTGTTACAGCTCCGTTGTTGGAGCAGCCCCTCATCGGCCCGAAAGGCTGGTGGGGGTTTTTGATTGACATACATGCCATGAGTCTGATGCTCGCTTCATGCCGGTATTTACCATTCCCAAAGGCGTCGAAATCCCCGAGAACTTGAAGGAAGGCGAGGCTTTCCAAACGATGGCGACTATCGTTCTTGGTAAGAACGGAAAGGCGGAAGTCATCGAGATTGATGGCATGGCTATCCCCGGTTACGAGAAGAAGTCTAAGGGTAAGAAGATGGCCGAGGGAGGCGAGGAGGAGTATGAGGAGGGCGAGGAGATGGGGGAGTCTGCTCCTGGTGGTGGCGGTTTCATCGCCGAGGTGATGCAGCGCGGACGCGGCCCGATGGCTTAAATTCTAAACCGATATGCCAAACATCACATGCGACGAGGCGGAGACGCTGATCAATGAGGCGGCGTCGCTGGGATGTCGTTCACCATGGGAGATTGAGCTGGCAAAGCTGGCCCTTGAGAATCGCATCGCGACGTATCTCCAGGGCGGTGGAGCGACTCGCGGCGCGTATCGGACCGTTACGACGACCGGCAATGTGGTGAGCGGCGATTACTTCTTGGTCTGCAATGCCGCTGGCGGTTCGATTACGCTGACGCTTCCTCCGGTTGCGTTGGTTCCTGGCCGCATCTATGTGTTCAAGCGCATCAATAGCGGCGCGAACACGGTTACGGTTGATGCCTATGCGTCTGAGACGATTGATGGCGCGCTGACTCATGTGCTGTCCCCGCAGTGGAATTCGATTACCATCATATCGGACGGGACGGCTTGGTACATCACTTCGCATCCGTTCTAAAATCTCATGGCAAACATCTCCTGCACTGAAGCGGCTGAATTGATTGCGGAGGCTCAAGGAGCTTCATGCAAGAGTCCGCGCGAACGTATTCTGCTGGAGATTGGCCTACTTTGGGAGGCGTCGATTCTTGGCGGAACGGCTGATATCACGGCGGATAACACGGTGATTACGGCTGATTCCACGATCATCACGGCGGACATGACCGAATTCATCTAACCATTAACAAACCTTTTAGGATACACCCACATGGCAAAACAGACCATTAACATCGGCGCAGCACCGAACGACGGAACGGGAACTCCGCTTCGTACAGCGTTCGATTACTGCAATCTGAACTTCACGGAGCTGTACACGGCTACTGGCCCGAGCGGCAATAACATCGTCGTTCCTGGCACCGCCACCATCACCGGCGATCTGACGGTGGCTACCAGTGCTTTGAAAGTTACTGGTGGTAAGGTTGGTATTGGCACGGCAAGTCCAGCATACGAGCTTGATGTCAGCTCTGCTACTGCATCAAACCAACTTCGTATTTCGGGTTCTAATCAGAACTCTATTACGTTTGCAAATGCTGCCGCTGGTGCTTCAAACGGGTTTTTGGTTGGAAGAAGTTTTGCCTCTGACGACGCAAACAACCTTTTCTTTTTTGATATTGCATCAAGTGCGTTGAGGTTGTTTGTCGGTAATACTGGAAATGTTGGAATTGCAACTGCCGCTCCGAGTTATAGACTAAGCGTTAATGCATCTAATCCGACCAGCGGAAACATTGCTCAGTTTTACAACGATGCCACAAGTTCTCTGAACGGTGCTTTCTGTCTCATAACTCAATTCGGTGTTCAAGATTGGTACATGGGACAACCCGCTGGAGTCAGCGCGTTTACCATCGGAACCGGAACCACTTCTAAGAGCGAGTTTTTCCGTATTAATGGGTCCGGCAACGTCGGCATAGGCGTTACGCCGAGTGCGTGGAATAACTCATACAACGTCATTGAAATCGGTCAGAATGGTTCGATTTCCGGCCGCACATCAACGAACAACCAAGTCGATATTGTTTCAAACGGTTATCGCGAATCTGGCGGCAGTTGGCTGTATAAGCTGGCAACGTCGAATGCTGCCGCTCGTTATTTGGTTGATGGAAGTGTTGGAGCGCATTTGTGGTACAGTGGTGTCGCTGGAACGGCTGGAAACACCATTGCTGGTTTCTCGACGGCTTCGATGACGCTCGATGCGAACGGGAATCTGATTGTAAATGGAACCAATTCATTTGCAAAAATCTCTTCATATGTCACATCGAGCGGAACATTCCAAAGTGCACTTGGAGCAACGAATGGATCTAACAGCGACTTTGTTGTTCGCGTCAAAACTTCGGTGTCTGATGTTTACAATTCGGTAGGAAATTTGACTTTTTCTACCGGAGGAAGCGGTGGAACAGAGCGGGTTAGGATTAAAGACACAGGACAAGTGCGTTTTGTTCCACTCGCTTCAGATCCTGCTGGTGCTGAAGCTGGTGATGTGTACTACAACAGCACAAGCAACAAGTTGAAGTGCTACAACGGAACCACTTGGAACGACCTTTTCTAATCACACCATGAACATCTCTTGGATCATCGAACGCCTGTTGGTCAAACCGACCGAAGGCACTCACACCGATGTCGTCATCACCGCCGATTGGCGATGCAACGGCACTCAGGAATCGTTCAGCGGCACTTGCTACGGATCGACCAGCTTCGCTCCGCCGAGTGGTAGCTTCACGCCTTACGAAGACTTGACGCAGGAACAAGTCTTGAACTGGTGCTTCAGCAACGGAGTCGATCAGAGCGCGATTGAGGCGAACGTCACCGCGCAAATCGAGAATCAGATCAACCCGCCGATCATCGCTCCTCCGCTGCCGTGGTTACCGCCGGTTGAAATCGTTCCGCCGATGTTGCCGCAGGTGGAGCCGCCGCTCGTCAATGCGGAAACTCCTGTCGCCGCTGTTGACGAGCAGCCGGTTGTTTCGGATGCTCCGACGGCATGATTAAAATTGAACTGACTCCTGAGCAAACGAACACCCTGCTGCAACTTATTGATATCGCTATCAAGGCTGGCGGTTTCCAGAATGCAAAGGTCGGCGTACCTCTGGCCGAACTGATTTTGGAAGCTGCCAAGCAATCGCAGGCGGACACTAACTAACCACCACGATGACGGACCACCACGCCTTTTTAAGAGACATCTCAATCGGCGTCGGTGGTCCGGCCATCGGCATTCTGGGGAACGCGGTATTCTCCGATCCTCATCTCAAGACTGCGTCATTGGCACTTGGCGCGCTCGCCGCGCTTCTTACTTGCGTCGTGAAAGCAGTCGAACTTTATCGCAAACTCAAAAACGACAAATGAACGCTAATATCTCCTCTCTTCTCCGCCACATCCTGACCGCTGCCGGTGGATTCATCGTTGCCAAAGGGTTGGCCAGCGCCGATCAGGTTGCTGAATTGGCCGGTGCTGCTGTCAGCATTTCTGGCGTCGCTTGGTCTATGTGGAAGAACAAGCAATCAGCCGCTGCTGCACCCGCTAAACAGACGGAATGAACTTCCTGGCCGACCTCGTTATGAAGCTGGTCATCTGGCTTCATGCGCTGACCAAGCAGGACACAACAAATGAAGACGCCAAGAAACAACCTGATCTTAAGCGCGGTCTTCTTGATCGTGTGCGCGAGCATGAGCGTGAGCTGCGCGAGCCGAGTGATTTACGTCCCCCACGGTGAGCCGGTGAGGCTTGCTGAGGACGTTAAGGCTAAGGTTTGGGTCGTTGACGCGAGCGGCAAATCGGTGCGTAGTCAGAACCGTATTACCATCCATGAAGGCTGGTATGCACTCCCAAAAGAATGAGCAATAACGCACCGTACAAAGGTTCGCCGTCTGTTAAGGTTGGCGGCAGCGGACCTTACAAGCAGTCTCCTCCGCCGAAGCCTCCGATTAAGCCGGTTGCAAAGCCGGTTCCGATCGGAAGCGGTCCTTACCGTAGATAAGTGATTTAAACGAAAATCCCCCGGTGGTAATGAGAACCATCGGGGGATAATTGTTTTAGCGTCCGAGCGACTTCATCACGCTGGCAACAAAGTCTTCGCTCTTCGCAGTGTTCGTGTTCGATGGACGAGAACCTCCAGATGTCGCTTTCGAGGTAACTCCAGGCTCGCTTCCGCGATACTTTGAAAGTTCAGCTTGCAGGCGTTTGTTCACCTCAACCTGAGCATAGAGAAGCTCGCGGTATTTAGGTGCGGCAGCGGCCCAAAGAGCGGCCTTGGCGAGGTCTTCTTCGCTGTTCTCGCCATTGAAGATCTGCTGCGCGAGGCTCAGACGCTGGTTCAGCTCGCCGTTCCATTCCTCATCGCCATCACGCGGCTCGAAGATTTCAAGCGCGCGAGCATTCTCGCTGACCTTAGCCCAAGTCTTGGTGGCCGACTCCAATGCGGCCCTCGTACCCTGCTCGTTATCCTGCTGGTACTTCGAGATGATGGCGTCGTAATCGGACTTGGCTTCGGAAATCTCTGACGCTTTCTCGCCGTTGATTTCGTCGTACTTCACAATTAGCGCGCCGAGCTTTGCCTTCTTGGACGGAGAAAGCCCTTCGACAATGTCGTCGATCTGCGAGTTGCGGTAATCGCTCTCGGGCGACTTGAGTAGGCCAACGAGCCTCTCGCCATCGCTTCCGACAAGGTTCTTCACGGAATCAAAGACGCCGCTAATCTTGCCTTCGTACTTCTTGACGAACTCAGGATGACGCTCGACATCGAGAAGTCGGACACGCTCGGAAAGCGTATCACGCTCCTGCTGCAACGCTTTGAGCTGCTCCTCGTAGTTAGGATTCGAGGTCTTTCCAGACTTCAATTCCTCAAGCTGCTTGGCGAGCTGCGCCTTCTCTTCCTTGATCTTGCGGAATGCATCAGCAGCCTTTGTAGACTTGATCGTCTCGGGGATGTCGGAATCAGCGTCCGTAGAAGTCGGAGCCGAATCGGCCTGCTGCTTCTTGGTGCCGAACATTCGCTCGATGTCCATCTCGGCTTTGCTGAGCTTGGATGCGTCAGTTGGCTTGGTCGGCTTCTGCTTCGTCGCCTTCGGCTCTTCCGTAACCTGCGAGGCAGAATTGGCCGACTCATCAGCCGATGCGGCGTCATCAATGCCACTTGCCTTGAAAGCGTCGATGAATGAGCTGCCAAAGTCGGGAGGTTGCGCGGCGTTGACGAGAGGTGAGTTCAGTGGTTCTTCCATAATCTATTAGTATTGCTTATCGAATGTTGCTTCAGGTTCTTTCGCTGTTTCAGTTACTGCCAATTTACGAAGGTTTTCAAGACAATGCGCGTATCCGGCGGTTACACCGGCAGCGAAAATAATGTCCGATTCCTTACTGCCATGTGACGGCATTGGAACCGGCATTGATTCGGCAACGATGCGTAATGCCATGCGAAGGACGGGCATGCTCAGGATTTGAGCGAGTTCAGCCTGTTGGCCATCAGTCTGCCAGTCGGATACATTTACGTCAGGCAGCTCCAGCAGGTTCTTCGGGTTCTCGTTCTTCAAGCCTCTTAGCCAGTTCATCATATCTTGTCTTCGTGTTTCGTTTCAGTTTGTGCTTTGGGGGAATTGGGTCGAGAACCTCATCCAATCGGATTGGATTCTCTTTGTTGACGACATCGCGATTCGGCCGGATGACCTTGGTGATTTCAAGCATGTCAACGAGCGGCAGCTTGATGTAGCCGCAATCAACATCGTTGATGCCGTAAGACACGACGAATTGATTCTTTGCACTGTCGTAGAATGCGCCACACGGAAACACGACCGCAGGAAGTCCTGGCCACCAGTCTTGCTGATTTGTTCCGGTCAGGATCGGCAAAGTCGTCATCCGAGCGATGCGAAATGGAGGCTTTGCCTCGAATGCGTATGCGCCCATGTAGTACCGACGCTTCTTGTTTATCCACGGCAAAGAACTGTGGAAGAAGGTCCAGTACAGACCGTCAACGTAGATTGGGTTTGAACCGCCTCGGACCTCTCCAAACTTCCAAAGAGGGTTGAACTCGTCGGTAACGTATTCAGCTTCCTTCTCAAGACGCCCATTAAGGCGCACTACGACATGAGGATTGGCCGAATACACCATGTGTGGCGCGTTGTCGTGAACGAAGTAGAGCCAGTTCTTTTCATGGCCCTCGTTGATCATTGCCTGCGCGTAGTTGTTTCCGTAGATCGGATCGAAACGACCGACGTTTAGGAACTGCTTATCGAGCAGGAACATCCCCTGGTGCGCGTACGACTTGAATGGGACGAACGTGCAGCAGCTTAGTCCATACTTGTCGCCGAACTTAACGACACGCGGGTCTTCGAACTGCTCATTCGGATAATGCGAAACCAGCGTTGCGAGTGCTTTCTTGGTGGCTCGCAGGTTCTGGCTGAGTTCGAAGATGACAATGTCGTTCTTCTCGACATAGACGTCCTCATCCTTCTCGCGCTTGTTACGGCAGCGGCGAGTGAATAGGAGAATCTTTCCATCAGGATCTTGGACGATTGCCGGATTGAAGTAGTAGGTTCCGGTTTCTTCCGGCAGGACAATTTTGCCGACTTCCCAGTCAACTTGTTCTGCCAACTTTGGAACGTCATTTTTTGCGTAGCTCATTAGAAACTCGGCTGCGAATTTGATTTCGTCGTAGAGAGCAAGCCAATGATCGCGTTCCTCGCGGACCTCGGTCAGATGCTCCTCATGTTCTTTGGTTCGAATCTCAAGCGTTCGTTTCAGATCCTCAATTTCATTCAGAAGATCCGCTTGGCCATCACCGCCATTTGCGAATCGCTTGAGTGCTTTAAGAGACAGCTCTCGGATGATGTCTTTCATTTTTAGTCTGGAAACACAGTGTCAACTTGATCTGAAACTCTCGGAAAAATAATAAACGACTGAAGCAGTGGCCCACTTCTGTGGTAAGACTGAATGTCTATCGGCTGGCAGACCTCCTCATTGGATTCGATCAGTGTTTTTAGAGCCTTTTTCCTGACAATGTAGTGGTGAGTGCAGAGCGGAAATCCCTCAAAAAGATTTGAATCGTATTCTTTTTTTCGTTTGTCGCCAGCGCAGCAAGATCCTGGGAACAAAATGTCCCAATCTTCTGGTAGTTTCGTCAGCGCGCGTTCAACGGTTTCCTTCCAGCGTGGCCTAAGAAGAACATCATCTTCAAAAATCTGAACTGCATCTGGGGTGCTTGGGTCAAAGTCTAACGATTTCCAAAGCATCCAATGGGATAAAAAACATCCGAGCTGTTTTGGATGTATGACCAACTTGCTTTCAGGCTTATCAACTTCGTACGAAACGCTTGCAACAAGTCCAGATTTTGGACCGTCAATGCCATAGAAAAAGCGGTAATTATCGACCCCGTTTTCCTTAAAATGTTTTTGTATGCGCGGGATGCGGTTTGAACCCCGCATAGTGATGACAATGGATTCCATGAATTACTTTTCCTTGCGGTAGATTGCGAACACGCTTTCCTTAAGTTCGAACCGAGAAATGAATTGGCAGCGTTTGAGAACGAACTTCAACGCAGTCTGCGTCGATTCCCAGTTCACATCGTCCATGACGAGGTATCCACCAACCTTGAGCTTCGGAAGCCAGTTGACCACATCGCTTGTGGACGGCCATTCAGCGTGGTTGGCATCGATGTGAACCATGTCCATGTCAGGCAGAAATCGCGACGCGTCCCATGACGACATGCGGCAGAATTGGATATGGCGAACAAGATTTGTGCGAACCGAATGCGAGACGAACTGCTCGTAATGGTACTCGAGGTCTAACTTCGACCACCACTCTTGGTTGTTGGCCGATTCATCGTCAATGCAGTCCTCTTTCTTCCAAGAGTCGATGGCGTAAACCGTTCCGCTGCCATTCATCTTGCAGCACTGAGCAAGTGCGAGTGTTGATTTGCCTTCAAAGACGCCGACTTCGGCGATTCGCTGCGGCTTGGTATCGAGAACAATCTGTCCGATTTGGATGGCCTTTTCGATATCGCACCATCCGCCCATCTTGGGGAAGTTTTCGTTGACGAATTGTTTGAGGCTCTCCTCTTGCTCGCTGGTCATACTTTTATCCCTGACGCGCCAAGTTGGACTCGGCAGTTGCATTCGCTCGCTGAATATCAGCGGTGGTCTTCGCATTCCGGCGCGACAAGTCTGCCATCGCCTTCGTGTTCTGACGCTGGATGTTGGCCATAACCTCGGCATTCTGGCGAGCGATTTTTGCCTGAACTTCAGCGTTGAGAACAGCGGTCTTCGGATCGACACCCTGCTGAATCGCCATCGCCTGCTGTTGCTGCGCCATTGCCTGAGCCTGTTCCTGAATCAACTGGCCAAGCTGCTCGATGGTCTGGCTAAGCATCTGCAACTGCTGCGTGTAAGCCTCGACCTGCGGACGGCGTGAAGGATCGGTGGACAGGCGCTGCAAGTGCTGCTGAACGTGCTGACCGACGCCTTGGAGGAAGAGGACAATCTCCTGCGGATTTCCACCCTGTTGAAGCGATGCAGCAGCCTCGTTTGCAGCCGCCAGATGTGTGTCGATGTGAATGATATGGCTCTGCGTGTCGGTGACGATTGGCATGTTGCCCTGGCGCAACGATGAATGCTCCAGAACAGCAAGAGCAGCCTGATCCTGAACGCGAGCAGACTGCATCTGAGTCGGCAAATAACGATCAACCATTTGTTGGCCAACCTGAGCGGCGATGTAGTCCTTGAGCAGGTTGACTTTTCCGCCTTCGGGAAGAGAACCGGCAAGACCGAGCAAAGTCCCGAGAAGCTGCTGTTTCGCGAATTGAGAACCTTGGCCGACCGTACGAGTCGCCTCAACGTAATCGATGTCAATCATCGCCTGAACCGGAACGCCACGCTCCTTGCATCGACGTTGGAATTCGATGGCGTCTTTGTCCGACTTTGTAATCGGGTTCAGATTGGGGTTTGAGGCGCGATTGTACCGCTCCTCGAAGAAAGAATCCAACTGGTTGTAATACCGGCTCAACTGCGTCTTACCGATTGCTGACTGCTGTGCCACGATGGCTTGGACTTCGGTGGCAGTACGAGGATTGCCCGACGGCTTGTTGAGCGATTGGCGATACTGAGAGAGGTTGCCTTGAAGAACATTCTCAAGGTCAGCGTTGACCGCCATAGGAGCGTCCAGAACGCCAGCAATGTTCTGCTGAATGACTTCGTAGTCGGGCGGGAGAATAGCATACGGTCCTTGCTGAACGACGCTCGTTTTGTTTAGAGCGTTCGGGTTGAGAGGTCGGAAGAGAATCTGGGTGCGAGCGAATGCGCTATCAACCATCGAGCAACGCAGACGATTCTTCAGTTCCATCGCCTGGAGCATCTTGATGCCCAAGCCTTTTACACCATGATGCTCGCCATCGCCACGGTCGTAGTACATCGGATGGATAACCTGCTCCCACCGGCCGAAGCGACGCAGCTTCTTGTACATGAAGTCCTCGCTGTCACGCTCATCGATGATGACATGGCTGATCTGACCATCGAACTCCTTGTAGAAGATGTGGCACATCAAGACCACCTCGGAGCGAGCCGAGAAAGTGATATCGTTCGAGCGAAGCTGGCGCTGGAAGAACTCCCAGTCGTACTGAACACCAGAACGATACGGCTCGGGCATTGCGGCGCGAATACGCTGGCGAACGTAATCCACGTTCCAACCGGCGGCGCGAGCTGCCTCTTCATCTTGAATCTTCTCAAAAAGATCATCGACACCCATGCGGGTTCGGACAGCGGCTACTTTCCAGTCGCTGACGTTCGACTTGGTTCCATCTGGAACGAGAAGATCCGTTGCCATGATGGCCTTACACCGCCAATCGGTGCTGTCCTCGAAAATCAACGGGCCATCGCCAATAAGGACCATCTCACGCTGCGAGAGCTGCATGAGGTAGTCGAAGTCTTTGTCCATCTTCTGGAGACGGTCGAATTCCTCGGTAATGATCTTCGACCATTCCTCCCGCTTATCCATGTCGTTGCCGTAAGCGGTGCGAATGTTGGCGTAGGTCGGAACCTCGGCGAACACATCGTAGAAGGCAGACATGGCCAACGTGAGGAACGCTTCCGACTCGCGGAAGTTTACATTGGTTCGGAACGCTTGGTTGTTACGACGCAGTTCCGCAGGATTGTACGGAGGGTTACCATCAACAAGACCGCGCAACTTGGCGCGCGTCACGTTCCGCAACTGATCGGCCATGATCAGCTTCTGGAAAATTTCGCGAGCTGATGCCGCATCGGCTATGCGCGTTTCAGGCGCTTTGCCGTTTTCGTTGATGGTTTCAAGCGGCAGTTGGGCTAGGTTTCCGTACATGGTCGTTTTTTCCAGCAGTGAGCCGGAAGGTTTTCGTTCTCTGTAGCGTCCGTAAATTTATGGAGTGTTTCAATGGGAAACCACACCATGCTCCTGATAAAGCAACCACAAAATTCACAGCTCTGAACCTGCTCATCATACGGCGTATTTCCGTGTTGTGAGAAGGTTTTTACGGAGTCTTTTAGAACGCGAGCATTACATCCAGTGCATCCGAGCGGCTTCCGGTTGAAACGGCATCCTGAACAGATGCTTGCGCGTCGATTTGCCTCCGCTTGATCGACTTTTCCGCCGCCGACTGTTAGGCCATGAAGCAAACTCATGCTGAATCGGATGACATCTCCAATTTGCAGCGATTTTCGGCCTTCTGGTTTTGGAAGTTCAACCTCGTTGTAGGCGCAATCTGCACCGTTACGACACGCATATTCGGTGATTAAAGTGTCAAGGTTGCTCGGTACGGCGATGGCGTTCGCTGTGTAATGGTTGCGAACGAACTCATGGAGCTGCGGCCATGATCCTCCCATGATTTCGATGCCAGTCTCTGGCACTCGGTAATGCCATCCGCCGGGGATGACCATGTGTTCGTTGAGAACCTTGTATCCAGTAACCTTGCTCATTCTTCGATAGTTTCGTCGTGGTAGATTGAATCGGCATCCCGAACGAGTTTTTCCCAGACTTTATCCATTCTGGTTGCTCGCGGTTCGAGGACAGCGGTTTTTCGAACTAGATCAAGCAAGACTGTAGCTGCGTCGGCCAAGTCAGGCGATTTGCCGGTTCGCTGCTTCATCACGGTCTTGGATTCGACCGATATCTTCCGCTTGGAATCGTCGAACATGCGCGCGCAGAACTCCTGAAGAGTCTCAATGTCCATTCCTCCAACACGCTCCTCGACAACCCATTTACGCATCGAAAACCACAGTTCAGTCACCTTGCGGTCGTATGCCTCATTGCATGGCCGACTGTCTTCATCGCTGACCGGAATGGCTGACGGAGAGCCGCCAAACTCGACGCGATGAACGACGCCCCATTCGCGGGTTAGAATATCCGCAAGACCACCACCCTCACCGCTTGAATCGAGGGCGAACCTGTCGGGCGACACGCCGCGCTTGCTGCACTCCTCTTTAACACGGTTGGCTATTTGGTAGTGAACAGGCTCAGTTAGTTGTGCATTTGGAGATATCTGAACCACATCGCCAAAAAGTATGCTTACTTTGTCGTTTGCTGTGCCAACCTTGGCGAAGCGGAGAACGCATCTGTCGCCGCCAAATCCTGGGTCAAGACCGGCTACCGACTGAATATTCGTAGTAAACACCAACTTTCTTGTAGGTGTGTGCGTCTCGATCAGTGATTCGGACAGCACCGTCTTGACCATGCCGTCAGGACTCCAGAATCCGCGCGTGTACTTCCAGAACGTAGGGCTTTGCTCACCCTCATGTCGCATAGCGGATAACACCTGATCATGCGTTATAAGGTATGGGTACTTCGTTCGCCCTTCGCTGATGTTGGGCGACTTCATGCCGTCGAATCGTCGGCACATGCCACGTTCGGTCAGCCAATGCTGATCTTCAATCGTTACGCTGCGCCAACCCTTTGCCGGTGTGCAGAATCGACCGTGTGGGTCGTACTTCGATGCCGGATTGCCGATTACCAGCATCTTGAACTCGCGGCAACCTTTGGAAAGGTTGGTACAAGCCTCGAAAGCCGCTTCGGGCGTATCCGTCGCTTCGTCGATGATGACCATCACTCGCTCGGCGTGAATACCTTGGATGTTGGCCACTGCCTTCGAAGTGTTGCCTTCGGCGACGGCAATAGCTGAAATCGAATGACGGTCGTCGCCTTTGATGGCCTGAAGCGCCATCTTCGAATCGACCATATTACCGGGGAATCCGCGCGATTTCCGAACAAGATCCTGAAGATTGGCCCACATACGCTTTCGGATCATCTTCGCGGTCGTGGATGTCAGAACGACGGTCGTCTTGGAAGGGTTGGCCAGCCACCAGACTGTCGCGAAAAGTGTTGCTCCAAAAGTCTTTCCGCTCGCGCCGCATCCCGCCCAGCCAACGTAGTCATGTTCGCAGAGACTTTCGACTTGAGCCTCCAGCCACGGGTTCCAGCTCATCTTCGGCCATAACATTTTCGTGGCGTTACGAAAATGGTCGAAAGTGCCTAAGCCGCCTTCGTTTGGCTGTAGCCGGTTTCGGAATGCGTAAAGCTCTAGCTCAAGGTCAGGAATCTTGACCGGAGAACGAATTCCATACTTGTGCTGAATAAGTGGATGCTCAGACGCTTGCTCTGCCATAGTTTGGCCTTGCAATAGTTCTCGCTGGACTTGAGGTTCTGCGAAAGGAAAATTATGCCGTCGCAACTTGTTTCTTCATCCGGCTGCTGCCAGCCTTGCGACTCCGAGCCGGTAGTCGTGAATATCCCCGGCCCTCAAGGGGCTGCGGGAGCCAACGGTACGAATGGCACGAACGGAATCGATTCGTTCACCTACACGACAGCCTCGTTTTTTGTTCCGGCTCTTGGGTCGAGCGTCCTTGTTTTCGTAGATAATACCCAATTTCTGCCAGAATCGGTTGCTGGCCAGTTCTTCGTATCGATTCAGGGTCTTGGATACATGCAGGTGCTGTCGGTTGATGGACTGCAACTGACGCTTCAAAACCCTGCTGCGGGTGTCCTTGGAATCGCCAACGCTGTTCCAACCACCCTGATTCCGGCTAATTCCCTTATCACTCTGGCTGGTGCGATTGGGGCGACTGGCGCTCCTGGTGCGTCGGGCGGCGCTCCGGTTGGCGCGTCGTACATTTGCCGCACTTCAGACGCCACGCTGACGAACGAGACTGCTCTCGATTCGCTATCTGCTGGCTACCTCAAGACTCAAGGATCTGTTGGATTTGGTGCTGTTTCGACTGTTGCCTCTGTTCCTGTAGCGGACATCAGTGGGGTTCTTCCGATTGCGAAGGGTGGAACAAATCTGTCCTCCACTCCAACCAATGGCCAACTGCTCATTGGCAATGGAACGGGATACACGCTGGCAAGTCTGACCGCAGGATCGAACATCACGATTACGCCGGGTGCTGGAACTATTTCAATCGCTGCCACGGGAGCTGCGGCGGCGTTCGTTTATGAAACTTTTACGCGGAGGGTAAGCGGAACTGTTGGTGCTGGTGCGCCGCAAATCGGCCCGAGTTTAACTAAGAATCCGTTTAGTTTGACAGAATTTCCGTCTGGATCTTGGACTGGAATTGATACCGCATCACGATTTACTGCGGCTACAGGTCGGTTTACGGCAGCTCTTGCAAGTTATTACCGAATAGATGTTGCCTTAATGTTAAGTGCAGATACGGGAACATCATCTACGGTTTCTTTTAAGATTAGAAAAAATGGAACGACCGATATTGGACCTGCAAATATTCAGTCAACAAACTCGACGGGTTTAGTTGGACCATTTTTTATTCAGTACATAGATCAGGCATCGATTGGTGATTACTATGAGGTTTTAGTTACGACTAGTTCTCTAAATACATATTACATTCGAGAGGGAGCTTCATTCTCAATCCAGCGGATTCAGGCTTAAACCATGAGCGAACGCGCACCACGGAGGTACACGGACGGATCTGTCACCTTTGAAGGTGGCATTGATGCCGGTGTCATGCCGTCTGAGGTGGACAAGAATCAGGTGGCGTTTGCGGTGAACGCCAGCTTCCGGCAGAGTTTCATTTCTCCTCGCCCCGGTTTCGTTCAGAAGGATTACAATCTCTGCACGACGATTACAGCGGACAACGCTGAAGTTACGGCGGATCAAACCAACGTGACGGCTGATGGATGGTCGGAGAATTGTTATGGCTCTCAAAGTCTGACAGGCACATTCCAGTGCGCGCTTCCGTACATTGGAGACAACGGTCAGACGTTCATTCTGATGCTGATCAGTGGTAAAGTGTGGCTTTACGACTGCCTTCAAAATAACGCCCAGAATTTGACGGTTTCTCCGAATCTTGAGAATCCTTCCAACCTGCTTGATGGATGGATGGTTCAAGCGGAGAACTTTGTCGTCATTCAAGATGGATTCAGCAAGCCGTTGATTTTCAACGGAACGAATCTGCGCCGCGCAACCGACGACGAAATAAAGACCGGGAAGATTATGTCCTACGTCAATGGACGCATCTGGTACGCGCTTCCTGACGGGTTTTCGTTTCGAGCGACTGACATCGTTTATGGGGATGGAACGCGAGCCAGTGTTCTCAAGGAAACCGAGAATACCTTCCTTAATGAGGGCGGAGACTTCGCGGTTCCGTCGGATTCAGGAGGCATCACGGCAATGGCCGTCCCCGGCAATCCAGATACGTCGCTTGGGCAAGGACCGCTTCTTATCTTCACTCCGCGATACGTCTTCAGCATCCAAGCTCCAGTAGATCGTGATACTTGGAAGAACCTGAATTATCCGATTCAGGCTATTAGCTTGCTGACCAGTGGCGCGCTTGGCTCTAGGTCTGCCATCACGGTTAACGGAGACGTTTTCTACCGAGCTGTCGATGGAGTTCGCTCGTTCATCATCGCTCGTCGTTCGTTCAACGATTGGGGGAATACACCCATCAGCAACGAAATCCTAAATATCGCAGAGAACGATCAGACGAATTTGCTGTGGGCCAGTTCTGCGGTTGTGTTTGACAACCGGCTGCTGATGACTGGACAGCCTCGTTACAGGGCTGACGGAGTTATCCACAAGGCGTTGATGGTTCTTGATTTCGATCTGATTACCTCGCTGAGGAAAAAATTTCCTCCTGCTTGGGCTGGAATCTGGACCGGATTGGATGTGTTGCAGATTCTCAAGACCGAGAACGCTTACGGAGACGCTTGTTTCGCAATCGCTCGCGGATCGGACAACACAATCCAGATTTGGGAGGTCAGCAAGACCAGCAAGTTCGATTCGAATCTATCCGATCCAAAGAAGGAGATTCAATGGTTGGTTCAGACTCGCGCCTACAATTTCGAGCTTCCGTTCGGACTGAAGAAGCTCGATTCGGGCGACATTTTCATCGACTCGCTAGATGGCAACGTCGGATTCAACGTGGAGTATCGTCCTGACCAGTACCCTAGCTGGCTTGAATGGGCGGAATGGAGTGAGTGCGCGATTACGACGCAGTGTGATAACCTTTGTCCGATAAGCAACTTTCAGCCTCAGTACAGGCCGAAGATGCGGTTGCCGACTCCTACGGATATCCCGTGTAATTCCACGATCAGCACTCCAACCAGGAATCTTTACGAGGTTCAGCTTAACATCTCGATTTCCGGCTACTGCCGCATCAAGAGCATTCGAGTTCACGCTTACGACGTTCAGGAATCTGCCGTTGGCGAGTGCAGGACGTTCCAGGGGTGCAAGATTCTTGAAGGTTGCGACATAAATCCACTTCTCTACTCATCGGAATAGTATGGCAAATCTAACGCTCATCACGCTCACGGCTCCAAGCCTTCCGTACAATTATTGTCCGTCCAACTACCAACAGTTGGCCAACGATATCATCGGAGGCACTCAGGCGACGTTCAACAGCGCGATTGGAAACTCGTTTTTCAACTTTGGTTCTACGACTCCTGCGCTGAACAATCAGGTTTATCCGTGGTTGGATGAGAATGGGAATTGGTGGGTGTTCAACGGCGGATATTGGGCGCGCCAAAATCCGGTTGCGGCTGGAAGTTCTGAGCGTCGTATTTTTGTTGGAACAAGCACTGACGTGCTGTCGTACGATGGCGGAGATGGAACTGTCTACTCTGGCAATCCTTACGCCGGTTCGATGTGGCAACTTGACAACGCGTTTGACGCTCGATTCCCGGTCGGTGCTGGTGCTTTTGCCGCAAGCGGCGCTGTTTCTGTTCAAGGAACTACCACCACAACTTCTGTTGTCGGCGAGGACAAGCACACGCTGACAGTTCCTGAGATGCCTGCCCACGCTCACAACTTCTTCCCGCTTGTAACTGCGGATGCAAATAACGGCGGAGCCAACGGTGTTCAGTATGGAACTACAGCGAATGTAGCCACCTCATCCACTGGGGGTGATGCGGCCCATAACAACCTGCCGCCGTTTTACGGTGTTTACTTTATCAAGCGAACTGGCCGAGTCTACTACACCAAATGAAGCTAATCGTTCAGGACATTCGCTCCACAATCGCTCGGGTCATCGGCACATGTGTCGATGATCAGCGCGTTTATGATTACATCAATCAGGCGTGTCGAAGGCTTCTACACAAGGGGTTGTGGGCTGGAGCGTACGGACGCTTCACGATTCACACCGTAGGTGGCTGCATCACTTGGCCGCGACAGATCGAAACCATCGAGGCTGTGGCTGACTGCTGCGGAGTCGGAACGGTTCGCAATCAATGGTTCGAGTTTCAGGAAACCGGATATGGACTTCTCAATGGCAATCAAGTGTGCGTTGGGAAGCAGCTTATTGATCGTGGTACTGTGGTTTCTTACCGCGACATGTCTGGTGGTACTAACAGCTATCTTCGAGTCTACCCTGGCGACGCTTCGGATGTCGGCAAAACCATCACGCTGCAAGGTGTTGATCAGAACGGTCAGTGGATTCGAACGCAATCCGGTGGCGCGTGGATTGACGGAGAAAAGCTGACGCTCGCTTTGCCGTACGTTCAATCTACGAAGAAATTCACCGAATTGACCGGCGTCATCCGAGAGGCGACGAACACGGTCAGTCGCTTGTACGAGTACGATGCGACGACTGCCCTGGAAACGGATCTGGCAGTTTACGACCCTGATGAAACTTTGCCGCAGTATCGCCGCAGTTACCTGACAGATCGTTGTAACAACGACGAGGATAAGCCGGTGACGGTCATGGCGAAGATGCGTCATATCAACGCGACGAGCGTCAATGACTACCTTATTCCTCCGTGCGCTGATGCCATCAAGCTGATGGTCATGGCCATTCGAAAGGAAGAAAACGATTTGATTCAGGAAGCAGTGGCCTACGAAGCCAAAGCGGTTCAAGCTGTGCAGGAGCAGACGATGCAGTATCTGGGCGACGCTGTCGCAACGATACGCATGGTCGGTGTAGGATTGAATGGCGGTGGATTCTCGCAATGGTTCTGAACCAAAAGGATAATTTATGGCAATAGGACTTGTAGGTTCAATTTTGGGTGGAGCAGGAATTTCCGCAGCGGGAAGCCTGCTTGGTGGGCTTTTTGGCGGAAAGAAGCCAAAGGTTCCAGAATTGAAGCCGATTGATTTTGCTGGAGAACAGCAAAAGGCGATTCAGCAGAATATCGCATCGCTTGAGCCTGCAACCGAGTTGGCCACCAAGACGACCGCCGCTGAGCAGTCTCAGCTTGAGGCGCAGCTTCGTCGCGCGATTCCTGGCTATGACCAGTTGATTCAACAGGCTGGCAAGAACATTGGGTCGGCCTTGCGAGGCGAAATCTCACCAGAGGTTTCTGCTCAGGTTCAACGCTCTGCCGCTGGACGAGCTTTGTCTGGAGGATTTGGCGGCGCATCTGGATTCGGTCGTGCGCTAACCGCTCGCGACTTGGGGTTGACTGGGATGCAGCTTCAGAATCAGGGTCTGGCTCAAGCTCAGAGTTTCATTCAGCAGCAGCGGTCTGTTGGAATGGTTCAGCCATTCTCGGTGAGTAGCATGTTTATCACTCCGTCTCAGCGGATTGGATTTATGCAGCAACAGCAACAGCTTCAGTATGGACGCGATTTGCAAGCCGCTCAGGCCGCTGCTTCCGCTTCTCCGATGCAGCAAGCGTTGCAGAGTGCTGTCACTGGATTTGGTGGTCAGGTTGGCGGTGCGCTGTCGCAATATGGAATTTCGAGTGCGTTGATGTCTCAACTGCCAGGAGGATATCGACCGCCATCGTCTTACAATCCCCAGAACGATCCTGAGCTTTATTCTTTCCCGAGAACAAATACCTCTGAAATAGGGCCGCAATCTACCAGCCTATTCCCTGAATACAGCTCGTCCAATTTCGGACTCTAAATCTTATGGCCGACCAATCTCTTCAAGCGTTTCAGCTAGGCGCATCGCTGTTCGACCGCGCGCAGACGCAGCAGCGGATGATGGAGCAGTTGCAGATGCAGACGGCTGAGTCTTTGCTTCAGCGTCAAGGAATGGAGCTTCAGAACAAGATTCGGGAAAACGACCTCGCCAGCGGAATTTCTGAGCGCGCAAAGTTTTCCGCCGATCTTCCGAAGATTCAGCAGTGGCAATCAGCATATGTTCAATGGAACGCCAAAGGCGATCCGACTTTGCCGTTTCCCGCTCCTCCGTCCGATCTTCAAAGCGCGACTGGCTTGAAGATGCTTGGAGACATGAGTGGTCCAGTTCTCCAATCGTTGCCGATGGCTCAGAATCGGTTCCTCGTTGAAAAGGCAAATGCCTCACAAATGGCAGTTCTAAATAAGGAAATTGATTTCCTTAATGAAAACGGGAAAAGCGATATTCCCCTTCAGTACAATGGTGGACTTGATCCAAAAACTCAGCAAATAAACCCTGAGTTTAGAAAAGCAATCTTTGATGCTGCCGCTCCTCTTAGGCAAGAGCAGGCTAGATTGAAAAAGCTGACGGCCATAGGCATGGCTGGCCAAAGAAATACGAAAGAAGGTCTTAAGACACTTTTTGATTCTGGAGATATTACCCAGCAGGAGTATGAGCAGCTTTTGCCGACTGCTAGGACTGAAGGTGGCGTTGTCGCCCAACGTGCAAATCAAGTTTTGGAAGGTCTTAAAAAACAGAAGATAGTTCAGACCGACGAAGACGAAATCAACGCAAAGGTGTTCCTTGGAGGACCAAACCAAGGAAAAGTTCCTGCTGACGTTTCAAAGGCTTTGACGGCTTCAAACAAAGCTGTAGTAGAGTTGGATGATGTTTTCAATAAGCTCAATGCTTTTGAAAGCAAATACGGAAAAGGGTCTTTCTCTGAATATGTTGGACCTATTGATGCGCCAGTGTTTGATCTTAAAGGAAGATTTAAGGGTCTTACAACTAAAGAACAGGAAGACGCAAGAGACATACACAACAAGATTCAGCTTGTTGTTACTGACTATCAAAACAATAAGTATGGAGCAACACTTACTCCATCTGAAGAAAGAAACCTTCAAAAAGTTGTAAGCACTCCTGCGCGTAACGATTACATTCAGGTTATCTCGTCTTTCAAAAACAATCTTCGTTCTGGTGCCGAAAACAGTATTTGGGAGTACAGGTTTTCACCTGACATTCCATACGACGTTAAGAAACGGTATCTTGAGGGTGCTAGGCAAAAGTTTGGATTCGGCCAGCAGCAGCAAGCGGCTCCGGCTGCGGTTTCGCAAGAACAGCCGATTTCTCCTCAGGATATTTTCAAAAACATTCGGGCAAACCGTTCGCAAGGTGGAACAATTCAACCTACAACTCCTCCGGCTTCGAATCGTGTCGGTCGTTTTGAAATTCTTGTTGAAGGACAATAATGCCTACCTATCGAATCAAAGATCCGACCAGCGGAAGAACCATTCGGCTGACTGGAGATAGTCCTCCAACAGAGCAAGAACTTGAAGATGTCTTCAAGTCGGTTGGCCAATCTGCTCCTGAAACTTCCGCCATGTCTGCTCAGTATCAGGCTCCGCAGCGGACTGGTGCTGACCCTTACGCAAGCATGTTTCAAGCTGGCTCTCCGCAACAGCTTCAAGCGGCTGTTGACGATGCTGGAAAGATTGGCGAACAGAAAGCTATCCAAGGGGAGGCTGGCCAATATGTAACGCCATATTTTCAGCGTCCCGGCGTGATGACCGCTCCGCCTAGCGTTGCAACTTCGGAAGAGGAAAAGAAAAGAACCAAAGAAGCGGCCATTCAGGCGGCTATTACGACTGCCAGAATTGCACCCGTTGCTGCTGTCGGAGCAATGACCGGAGGGGCCGGGGTTATTCCCGCAGCAATGGCTATGGGTGGTGCAGGTTTTGCCGGAGAAGTTCTTGGCCAGACCGGAGAATATCTAGCTGGTCAAAGAAAAGATTTTTCTGAAGGTCAGCTTGTTAAGGGTGGTGTTGTTTCTGCAACTCCTGTTCTTAGGCCGTTTCAAGGAACTGTCGGGCCTCTGGGTGCTGGAATTGCTCAAGGTTCAGCTCAAGCTGGAGTCAATGCTGCAACCGCTGCATTTGGAGAAACTCTTCAAAAATACATCGATCAAGGAAGGCTTCCAACGCTTGAAGAAATTGGTAGCGAGATTTCTCTTCCAGCTATTTTTGGTTTTACAACCGGAGGTGCAACAGGTGCGCTTGCTCGACCTGCTCGACAGTTGACCGCAGAAGAACAAATCGCGCAGCAAGGCCGTCAAGCTGGCCAACGTCTTGAAGAAACGCTCGGAGCTGGAACCGCGCCGCTGACCGCTACGCAACAAACGGGAAGAAACGTGCCGGGAACTTTTGGTCCTGGCTCAAGCGGTCTTGCTGCCCAACAAGCTCTTCCTGAGCGAATTCGTGGACAGCTTGGAATTCCAGCTCAACAAGAACGTGCGACGGCTCAGGTGGCTCAACAAGAGGTTCTTGGTGCTGAAGCTGCATCTCGACAGGCTTTGCGTGGAAGTGCTGCCGGTGCAGGCGGTCAGGCTGTTGGGGAAGTTGAAGGCGTCATTGGAAGCATTCTCCCTCGCTCTCCTAGAGCTGCATCACTTCAAGATGCTGCCAACAATTCTGTCGGTTTCATCCGTGGTGAAGATCAGCGTCTGAGTGGAATTGTTGACGATGCTTACAATACGGCAAGAACAGCTCGAACAACTAGGTTGGGTGGACAAGCGGAAGCTCCAGTTACACCAAGTCAAAACCTCCGAGACACGATTGATGATGTACTTGGCACTTTGGCAACTGAAGAGCGGGTTACTGTTACTCCATCTCCAATTATTGGTGGAACTCCGACAACTACTGTCGAACGAATTCCTTCTCAGTTTTTTAATGAGGCATCTTCGAGGGCGAGAGCTTTGCTTGATGTCGCTAGAAGCCCACAGACATTTGAGCAGATAGTTGGGTTGCGCCAATCAATCGATGGAGTCATACATCAATTTCAAGAATTCGCTCCTGGTGTTGCTCAGAACCAGCTTCAAAGACTTCGCGCTGCACTGAAGCAAGAAGAGCTTGCCTCTGCCCGTAGGCTTGGAATTGAAAACGAAGTTGTTGCAGCTCAACGGGCTGCTGAAAATCGGTTCAATCTTCTTCAAGACAACCAGATCATCAGAAGGGCTTCCATTCCTGCCGCAGAGGGTGGATATCAAAACACCGAACAGTTCTTTTCTGACCTAGCAAGTTCTCCTGCTGGTTTTGAATCCGTTCGAAACCTTCTGACAACAAATCCTCAAGGGAGAATACAGTTCGATCAAATTCGCAGGGGATTCATAGATTCTCTGCGTGGAACCGGGACGGTTGACATCGGTGGAGTTCCAACAGAAAGCCTTTCCTCTTTTTCGAACAACTTCAGAGAGCTTCCGCAAGCGGTCAGAAACATTGTTACTGGCAGCGAAGCTAACGCAAACAGGCTTCAATCAATTCTGAACGATGCCGTTCGCGTTCAAAATGTTGGCATGTCAATTCCGGTTGCCACTGGAATCAATCCGCAGGCGCTGACGGAAATCACCGACAACATCGGAAACATCGCATCGCCAACTCTTCGCAACACGGTTGCCAATCTTGCGAGGCAGGCCAGAGACAGGGCTGAAGAGTTTTTCAACGCCACGACTCGTCGAGTTCAGCGGAACCAGCTCAATCCAGATGTCGATCCGTCTCAGTTTGTCAGGGATTTCGTGTTCCGATCTGAAAATCCGCAGGTTGTTCAGAATGCGTTGAACCAACTCAATCCGGCGACTCGTGATGCAGTAAGAGCCAATGCAGCGGTTGCGGTTCTGAATCACGTTTCTGAAACTGGGCCTGCCAATCTCAGGCGTGGAATTCAGAATCTTGATGACATCGTTCAAGATCCGAATCGCATGCAGATCATTCGTGATGTTCTGGAGCCTAACGACTTCAACATGATCAATGATTACATGCAGTGGAATCGCGCTAGAAATCTGACTGCTCAAGGTGGCCAACTTCAGCCTGATCAGTTGGCCAATTCTGTCATGCGAGCCACTCGCGCTAGGTGGGTTGTTGATGCTTTGGTCGGAAGCCCTACCGTTCAAAACTTTTTGAGCAGCGCGGTTCGACTACCTCAAACCTTTGCTGGTCTTAAACCAAACCTGACACTTCCTCAGGCCGAGGCTCTTGCAAAGGCTTCAAACATGTCTTTGCTTCAGTTCAACAGGGAATGGGACAATCTGAACAAAAAGTCAGAGGAGGCTAAGGCCAGCTTGCCTGAAGATAAGCGTGGTGTTTTTGACGATACGCTTGGCGTTCCTGCTCGGCCTAGATTCTAATGAAAACCTCCCTCTCCAAAAAGGGTAATACCTATCAGGGCAAGAAGGTGACGCTCAACAAGCCGTTCTACACTCCTGGCGAGCGAAAGAAGAGCGCGGTGTATGTCAAGAATGACAACGGCAACGTCATCAAGGTTCGCTTTGGAGACGCCAACATGACGATCAAAAAGTCGAATCCTGAGCGTCGTAAGAATTTCCGCGCGCGGCATAACTGCGCCAGTGCGAAGGACAAGACGACGCCTAAATTTTGGTCCTGCGCCGCTTGGATTCTGGCGATTGTTCTGTCGGTTTTAACCTCAAACCCTATTTGAATTTATGGACAAGATGAAACTTGGCGGTGGCGGACGTTACGAGAAACTCGTTGGTCAGCTTGAGAAGAAGGGTGTGAAAGATCCTGCTGCATTAAGTGCAGCCATTGGCCGCAAAAAATACGGCAAGGCGAAGTTCCAATCGCTCGCTGCGAAAGGCCGTCGCCGCGCCATGCGTGAGAAGGCTAACGCTTAGGATATCGTCCTTTGGAGTACGGCTTTTTGGCCGACTCCTTATCAACGACGAACTTCTCTGGTTCTGCGTAGTTCCATGAGATGTCGCCGCCTGTGCCACGCTGGATCATAATCGATCCGGTGACTTTTCCGTCCTTGTCTGTCATGCCGGAACGGTCTGCCCGTTTCGCCATGCCAAGCATGAACTTGCGCGGATTGTTGAAGCCAACCTCCTTCATCACAATCACCTCTCTCGCCCAGTTCGTCAGATCCGACGATCCGAATCCTGAGTAGGCCAAATCTGCCACGCTCTCAGGCTTGTCATCCTTGCCCTTCGGCTTAGGGAAGTGATGGACGAGTACCAGGACAACGCCTGTCTCCATCATAATCGGCTGGAGCAGATGTCGCGTGAAGTTCGCGCATACCTCAATGTCCGCAGGATTGCCGCCCATGTAGGAGAGCAGCGGATCGATGTAAACAACGTCAGCCTTGGTCTTGCGAACGAGACGGCGGAGCATTGTGGCGAAGTCAGCCCCGGTTCGAACCGTTTCGCGGAAGAAGAGCATGTTCGCATTCCGCAATCCTCGCTCCCAGTTCTCTTTTCCGAACGTCATCTGAGCAGCGCCTTTGAGCGCGTCATGCTGATCGGCAATGTCGTTCTCAGCTTGGATGTAGGCCACCTTGAGCGCGCGCACAGGTTTGACGCCGAACCACGCTTCGCCGGATGCCCACTTCATCCCCTGATACGCGGCCATCGAGCTTTTGCCGCAACCGCTTTGGCCGACGAAGAGAAGCGATGAACCGCGACGTAGCCATCTGTCGCCGATCAGATTGTCAGGATCATTCTTAGGGTCGTACTCGATGATGCTATCGAGCGAGAACTCCTGAGGCATGTCCTGCGACTCCAGATAGTCCGTGAATGCATCCCAGTTGACCGACCCGACATTGATGGCCAACAGCTTCTGCTCCTTTCCATCGCGCATCACACCGGCAAGACGGCTGAACCTGCTCGCGTTCTTGTTCTTCGGATCGATGCCGAGAGTCTCTAGCTGGCGATAGACGACATCACGACGCTCGCTCCATTCCTCCTTGTTCGCCGCTTCGACTCGCACCCAGCCGTGCAAGCTCTTGCCACCGGAATCGATGACGACAGACATGGGCAGCTTCGACTCCTTGAGGATCGTCCATTGCTCGTCCTTGGTCTTCTCGTCCATCTCGACCAGGACATGGCGGAACGCTGCCACGCCGGAATCAGAACCGCTCTCATCGAAGCACGGGTTGACGCGGACGTAAGCGCCACGGCTGTCAGGACCGTTCCACATGGAACTAATTGGCGGCGTGAAATGCTTCTCAATCCATTCGTCGCGCTTGAGAAATGTACCCTTGGAGTTTGGTCGAGTCCGACCTTCGTCGTCGCTTACGATGTCATTGCAGATGCAGACAACTTCGTCCGGTTCGAAGCAGGCTTTTAAGAAATCTATGGTTGAAAATCGAAAGTCCGATTGCGGAATTGCTTGGATCTTCCGCACCACAAACTTGCCGGTAGGCGATACGGGAGTGCCACCCTGACCGATGCCGGGATGCGATTCCAGAAGCCAGCCACGCGGCTTGTCGTGCGCTACTTTTGCGGCCTCGTTCAGCTTGTGGGCCAGTTCATGCGGCTTCCACGGCGGGAGGCATTTCGAGTTGTACTCATGCATGAGCGTTTCGGCATCCCCCGCATTCAGCTCAAAACCGTGTATGAGCGAGGTTGCTACTGCGAAGGTTGCTCCATGCCCATTCTGACCTGAGACGGCTCCTGGCGTGTTACGCAGCCATGCGCGCGCACGATCTACTTTTGATTGATTCATTCGATTCCAAGTTGTTTTCTCGCTATCTCCCCGCTTCGACCAAGATCAGTCTTGGCGATTTCGGAGAGGACTGAATTTGATTTCTCTAACTTGCTGAAAAGGAGAGCAAGCTCTTTGGGAGTCATCAGATATTTGCTCCAATGCTGGATGGCGATGGAGCGTGACTGAAACTTCGCAAAGAGCTGCTCTTGTGCGGCGATGTATAGTTTAGGGCTTCGCATCGATCAGAACGAACTTGGCCTTGAATTCGGCTTTGGTTCGAACGTAGACCTTGCTCTTGCCTTCGCGCATGTAGGCCACGCCAGCCCACTTGGTTTCTCCGATCCTTATCTCTACGTCGTCGGACAGGAGTTCAACTTCCACTGAGCTGTTTCCTGAGTTCTTGTATTTCATCTTCAGAAGCGTCGTCGAGATGGCCGACTCCAACCGCTTGCCATCCGCCATCCACGCTGCGTTTTGGCTTCGCTGGCTTGCTCATCCAACCTCGAAGAATCGCATAGTCAATGAGGCGCGGAGCTTCCTTCAAGAGTTGTTCTCGGGATATTTCAGATGCTTTCATCGGAATTGATTCGTTTGACCGCACGACCGCGACGACCTTCGGAACGTCGCATGCCGAGTTCAGTTTGCTCTTCGCTGGCGAATCCACGGCGGACAAGCCATTCCTTATACTTCTTGTCGATGTACGCGAAATCGATGCGTGGCGTTGATTCATCGGCTTCAGCGATTCTGACTATTTTGTTCGCACTGTTTAGGCTCATATATTTTCTGTATTCGTTTGTATGCTTTCTGCGTGTCGGTGCAGTCGATGCATAGATCGAAGTCTCCTCCGATTGTGCATCCGCAGCCAAGTGCTTTCGCAAGCTCCTTGGAAATCCATTTGTACTCTGCCAGCTCTTCTTTGAGGTCTTCGAGTTCTTGGCTCATTTGATGACAAAGAGAATGAAGTACGCGCTAGTGATGACGACGCCCATAGCGAATGCAGCGATGAGCATTTGCTTCAGCTCTTCAGGCGACGGTGGCCGATTCATCCTACGAATCATCTGCCGCCTCCTTGAGCGTAATGGAGAATGAGCAGGGCGTCACAGTTCTTGAGACTGACATCCAGATTCGGATATAGTTCCTGAGCCTTCGATTTTAGCTTTCGCTTCCACTCAGGACCAGTGGCGCACGCCTTTCTACCGCCGAGTCCGAGAGGTTCCTGCCAGATCTTGGGTTCAACTCGGTGAAGCGCATACCCTTGAGCGTAGGCCAGTCCTTGGATGATGCCGTAGTTTTCATGGAGTGTTGCGACGCTTGCGGCGGGTGTCAGCTTAGACACGAACTTGGGAACTTTCTCAATCCACAAGTGGCTATCTGCTAATTTGAATCCGCTTAGTAGTTGCGCCATATCGGGCAATGATTCGGGCATTGGAAAGAGCAAAATTTCATCTGCTGTTTTGACCGCGAATCCGCCTCCGACACCAGGATCGACCGCAACGATTGTTTGGTTTGATTTCATTCGCTTAGTACTTTGTGTTTTCTGTGGTTGGCTGCATGACAGGATCTACACATCCATCTCACGTTCAGCCATTGATCTTTTTCATAGCTTTCATGGTGCGCCTCAGGCTTGCACGGAACACCACATTCATTGCAAAAATTTGGCCTGATTAACTGATTTTTTCTGATGGCATAATCAACAGCCATCCTTGCTTGCTGTTTTCCTGGATTCCGCTGATGGGAGCGCACGGTGTTGATTTTTATGGATTCAAGATATATAGCGCGACGAACAGGATCGGACTTAATCTTCTGGTATTTTTCTCTTCTTTGCAGAAGTAATCTTTCTGAGTTTTTTGATCTGTATTCAGCCTGATAGAGCAAACTGCATGTCTTGCATTTCGACTGCAAAATGTTTTTCGATGACACTTTTTTCGAAAAGCACTCCAAATTCTTTTCAAGACCACATCCAGAACATTTTTTCATAATTAGTACTTAGAGGCAAAGAACTTGAACGTGTTCAGCGGCGATTCGAACGGCAGATTTAGTCTCCGCCCCATCTATCCATCGCTCTACTTTTACCCTGCCTCTAACTCTCACCAAAGATCCGGTTGATATCTCCAACATCCGTTCCGCAACTCCACCCCAAGAAGAAAGCTCAAAATCATCGTAATCTTCAATTAAACGACCGTCTTGGTCAGTCCAGTGTCGGGCAATTGAAATCACGCGGCGAACCATTAGTGCGCCAGTTTTTGTTTCTGATTTTCTGGTTGTGGCTCTTAACTCCCCAATAAGGGAGACTGAGTTTTCGCTTGGTGAAGCGGAAGTCACTTCGTTCATCGTGTTCATTGTAAAAATACGCAACCTAGTTCACGGTAGCATTTCATTCGCTTCTTTGCGTGGAACGCTCCGATGGGATGAAACTTGTCCGAAAAATCAACGATTGTCGCACAGTTTTTGGAATCTGTTTTCCGCAGTGCGCGACTCGCCCTCTGAATCGTCTTCTGCGACGACCGACCGCCGCTCACCATGATGAGCAGTTCGACATTCGGAAGATCGAGTCCTTCGTCGGCCAGTGATGTGGCAATCATGGTTCGCAGGTTTCCGGCTTTGAACTCCTCCATCGCCGCCTTGCGCTGCTTCTTGCCGATCTTGGAGTGGACAAGGAGCGAACGTGGAATCGCCGCCTCGTATTCCTCTCCTAGCGTGATGCGTGGGATGAGGATGAGCGTCTGCATGTCCAGATGCTCAAGCGCGTAATCGACGGCGTACGCATTCCTGTCTCGGTTCTGGCAGATTCCGATGTCCACCAAGGATTCCCAAGCGCACATACGTTTTAATTCGTCATCACTTATCCGCATGTACCGCCGTCTTGTTACAAAAAGCCGGTCGATGTTGTCATCGATCTTCTGCTGGATGTTGAGGTCGGTGGCATCGCTGATTTCGAGGTAAGCGTCGGCCAATGAATCGCCGATGTCGCTTCGCTTGATTTCGTACTGACGATTGCGGAATAGCGTTCGAGTCACCGTGTTCCGTTCTGGGTCGTCGCCCCAAGGAGTTGCGTCAAAGCCGTAGCGAAAGCCTTTGCAGGACTCGATGATGCGACGCCATCCGGCAGCAGGGCTGTGCTTCGCTTCGTCAACGATGAGAAGGTTCTTGTTACTGAAGTCCACTGATTCATACGGACAGCGGATATCCACAATCTCGTCAGGCACACCGGCAACACGGAGCGAGGTGCGCGCTTGCTGACATGTCTCGCGGGTTGGAGCGAGCCAGCCAAATCTAGCCCCACCCAAGCTATGTTGGAAGTGCTTGATGATGCTCGCGGCAATCCAGGTCTTACCGCTGCCAGCCGGTGCGATGATCAGACCATCGCTAGTTTTGGCCCACTCTACTGCTTTCTGTTGGTATTCTCTTAGATTCATAGTTTTAGGAAATTTGTCCCTCCGACCGCCGCTTCATGACGGCCAGAGGGTGTTGTCCGTACCACACGGTACGAATCGCTTACTAATGGGTGACTGCCGTCAAGGATGCGCTTACTTGCGTCGTATTGCTCATCTTTGCCAGCAGTTCTCTCACCGCTTTTTCAGCGAGAAATCCGATCTTGATTCCATGCTTTTCGCTAACAGCGCGCAGCTCGGAATGAAGTTCTGAGTCGATTGTGATGACTGTGCTTTTCTTTTTAACCTTCATGGTTTCTCCGTAAGTGACTTGATGTATCGGTTCCTCTCAGCCGGTTTGGCGTCGATGATGTACTGTAAAGCTCCGCAAGCATTCACGCTCGCAGTATGTTCCCAGTCCTCCTTTTTGTCGTAGTACTCATGCCACCGCTCGCTGGGTGCGACGACAATCTGGCCGGTTCGATTGTGACGGAACACGAATGCGGCAGGGCCGATGGGTACAATCATCTTCCCTCCAACCATTTCTCCAAGTCGTGGAGTTCGTCCACTTTGGCTTCGAGTTGTTTGATGCGGTCGTTGAGACGATTGAGTTCCTCTTTACTTTTATCTACTCCACGCTTTTCTGCGGTCGTTATCAGTTCGTATTGGAGTCTGTTTGTTTTGTTGGCTTCGTTGAGTTCACGTTCCAAATGCTCACCATGTTCTTGCCACACTTGGTGGTCTGTAATTGTGAAGTCTC